CTCACCAGTAACGACCAGAAGTTGGTGAAAACCATTATCGCTGCTGGCGATAATATCAGTGTCGATGCCAGTGATCCGGCGCATGCTGAGCCGAAAGATACCACCAAGAAAGCCACCAAAAAGACGACCAAGAAAACCAAGGCTGCTGCGAAACCCGTAGCAAAAAAGAGTGCCAAGAGGTTCGATTGCATATGTAGCACGCTGAAAAAGCTCCCGGTCAAAGGCGCTTCAATCGAACAGGTTGCCAAACTTGCCAACTCGAAGTATATAAAGGCTGGTGGCAAGGACAATGCGAAACAGACTGTGTGGCTCCTCCGCGCCTGTGTTTTGCCCGCACTCGTACACTTCGACATCGTCAGGGTAGAGAAGGGCAGAATCTTCCCGAGCAAGTAGTGTTATTACGACAATCAAATCGATTCATGTGGTGCTCTTAGTTTCGACTATTAGCACCACATTTCATTTAGTGCGATAATATTATTAAAGGTTTATTTTTGTCGAATCGTTAACCGAAAACGTCTGTTAGTAAGGGGAAATGACAATGTCCAAAATCAAGCGAGAGCAATTATTGAAAGAACTGAATTCGGTTGTCCCTGGTTTGTCTGAGCGTGAAATCGTCGAACAGTCGTCATGTTTTGTATTCAAGGATGGAAAAGTCTACACATTCAATGACGAAATAGCTTGCTGGGCTAGATCCTCTTTGGGCATCACTGGGGCGGTGTCCGCCAAAAAGCTGATTAGCCTCTTGCAAAGTATGCCCGAAGAAAATCTAAATATCACCACATCCAAAAAGGGCAAGCTGATCATCAAGGGAATGCACAAACAGGCTACATATGCTCTCGAATCTAAAATCGCCCTGCCCATTGAATCTATCAAAAGCCCCAAGACATGGAAATCCCTGCCATCTGATTTTCTTGAAGGCTTATCGTTGGTGGCTGATTGTGCAGGCCGTGACGAATCCAATTTTGTTTTGACTTGTATTCATATCGCACCAGAAAAACTTGAAGCCAGCGACAATACTCGTCTAGCTAAGTTCAACACGAAAACCGATGTGCGACGATCTATGCTTATCCGCAAAGATACCGTCAAACATCTAATAACTGCTCAGGTGACCAAATTTGGAGAGACAAAAGATTGGGTTCACTTCCGCCGCAATAACGGCCCAATCATTTGCTGTCGTCGATACACCGAAAGCTTTCCTGACTCGGACGAAGGTTTTAAAATCAGTGGAAAAAAAATGACCTTGCCGAAAGGACTAGAAAAGGCTGCGCGCCGTGCTGCTATTTTCAGCGCTGACAATCCAGAGGACAGTGACATATTCGTTACACTCACTACCAACCGGGCCTTAGTTCGGGGCACTGGCACAGGTGCGGAATTTCAGGAAATCAAAAAGATAAAATATGTAGGGAAGCCATTGACCTTTTTGATTTCACCTACACAACTAATAGCATTAACCCATAAACACAACAGCTGTATTGTATCACAAGAAAAGCTGAAAGCCACAAGCGGACAATTTGAATTTGTAGCGGCTTTGGGCGTAACTCCTCAAGAAAGCGATGCTGAATAATGTGTGCTTTACGCTCTACACGAACTCGAATTATCTGCGGCGATAGTTTGAAGGTATTGCCAAAATTGCTTCCAGCCAAACTTGTGTTTGCTGATCCTCCAGACAATATCAAGGCTCCATACAGAGGCTTTGATGATCATTGGAAGAGTAAAGAAGCATACCATGAGTGGCTCAAAAGGATGATGAAAATTGGAGTGTATAGCAGCGAAATCTTTTGGATGAGCTTTAACTGCGCACACAACTCCAGTGCATGGTCATCAAGTAGGCACTTTGAGTACAGAGGAAACTTGGTGCGGGAGATTATCTGGCGGTATACTTTTGGTCAGCACAACAAACACGATAGTACGGGTGGCTATCGGCCCATGATCCGCATTAGCAATCCCGAAGCCAAACTCTATCCAAATGCTATCCGAGTTGAATCATGGAGACAGAAGCACAACGACCCACGAGCTAATCCAGATGGGCGTGTGCCTGACGCCGTGTGGGAATTCCCGCGTGTAGTTGGCAATGCAGAAGAACGGGTCAAATGGTCCGTTACACAGCACCCCCAGAAGTTAATGGAACGGATAATAAGACTTTGCTGTGTGCCCGGCGATACTGTGATTGACATGTTTGGGCACAGTTTTACTACAGCGCGTGTATGTAAACGCTTGGGTATCGATAGCATATCCATCGAGATAAGCCCATACTATTGCCGCAAAGGTGCCAAGGAGTTGGGGTGTAAAGTTGAATATGCAGAGGACGTGTAAGCGATGAAAAAAGGATTCTTTTCCACAAACGACATATCCACATCTAAATCGATGAGTACCACACCCCGATGCGGTCTATGCAAATTACATCGAACGTGTATACATCCCAAGATGCCGCCTACAGGTAAAGGGCGAAAGCGATTGTTGTTTGTAGCTGAAGCTCCGGGTCGTTTGGAAGACGAAAAAAACACACAATTGATCGGAAAATCTGGACAGTACTTGCGTTCGAGGTTGAAACGTTATGGCATAAACTTAGATGTGGATGCCCAAAAAACAAACGCTGTGATTTGTCGTCCCCCAAAAAACGAAACACCAACAAGCGCTCAAATTGCAGCATGTCGTCCTAACGTGCTGAGAGAGATAGAAAGTTTTCAACCCACCTGTATCATATTGTTAGGTGCCACTGCTGTTGAATCTGTAATACCTATCTTTTGGAAAGACAAAATCGACGCATTCTCACGATGGACTGGATGGCATATACCTATACAAAATAAAAACGTTTGGATATGCCCCACTTATCATCCCTCATATATACTACGCAAACCAGGAAAACAATACACAATGCTTTTTAACCGGCATATCAAAGCGGCAATCAAACTGCAAAAACTACCATGGGTAAAAGTACCGGATTATAGTTCGGGAATAGAAATCATCACATCCCCCTCCCAAGCGGGCCGATACTTATATCAACTATATCGATCTAAGCCCGCACACGCCACCTGGGACTTGGAAGCGTCCAGCCTGAAGCCTGATACCCCTGGTGCAGAGATCGTTTGCTGTAGCGTGTGTACGGGCCCACAAACGGTAGTGTTCCCATGGGCTGGCGACGCGGTAGACGAAATGTTAGCGATTCTCCGGAATCCACACATCCGAAAGATAGCAGCCAACAATAAATTTGAACATCGTTGGATTTTGCACAAACATAAGATACATGTAAAAGGTTGGTATTATGACGTGGTGCTTGGGGCGCATGCCCTAGACAACAGGCCAAAGGTAACGGGTGTAAAATTCCAATCGTTCGTACGGCTAGGACAACAAAGTTACAATGATCATATCGAACCATATCTCCGTGCGCCTGCATATAAACTCAACCGAATCCTTCAACTGCCTATTACCGATGTGATGTTGTATTGTGGTATGGATTCGAAAGTAGAAGATGAATTAGCGATAATACAAATACCTGAATTGGTAAAACAAGGAAAGGCTCACCGACGTGCAATGCAAACCCATAACGCATGATGGGTATCAATTGTTTCAACAAGGATCAATTACGCTTGCAGAAATGGAGTGTAATGGATTTTGTATTGATACTGCATATATAGATCGCGCCCAAAAGCACTTAAGTGTAAAAATTCAAGAGCTTACGGCGCGTATGAAAGAGGATAAGGTCTATCGCGTTTGGAAACGAAAGTATGGCCTCAAAATGAACTTTGGTAGTCGTGAACAATTAGGCGATATTGTTTTCAACGAACTTGAACTGGCGAAAGGCACACGAACTGCAACGGGACGGTACAAAGCTGACAAAGCAGCACTTGAAAATATTGACCTGCCGTTTTTAGAATGGTATACAAAACTTGAACAGTTCAAAAAAGCTAAAGGTACATACTTGAACGGAATTCAACGCCATACAGATGCAGAAGGTTTCATTCACCCATTTTTTGGTTTGGATACAGTTAGAACTTTTCGTGGTTCTTGTGCTGACCCAAACCTACAAAATATACCCATTCGAGATCCCATTATTAAAAAACTTGTACGCCGCGCATTCATTCCGCGCGGACTAAATAGACATATTGTGGAACATGATTTTAGTGGCGTAGAAGTCAAAACAGCTGCCTGTTATAATCACGACCCAACACTCATCAGATATATCAAAGACAAAAAATCTGACATGCACCGAGATATGTGTATGCAAATCTATTGTTTGACCATTAAAGAATATACAGATGCCTTACGTCACTGTGCAAAAAATCTGTTTGTGTTTCCTGAATTTTACGGCGATTGGTATCTCAGTTGTGCTCAATCGTTATGGTATGCTGTGCAACGATTACATCTGAAAACAAAAACAGGTGAGGATGTGTTTAAACATCTTCGTCGTCACGGCATTACAAAACTAGGTCGGTGTGTTCCGGGAGAAACCCCTTTACCCCACAGCTTTGAAGGCCATATCAAAAAGGTTGAAAAAGACTTCTGGGAAAACAGATTTCGTGTGTATACAGAATGGAAGTGGGATTGGTGGGAAGATTATTTAGACAGAGGATTCTTTGATACCCTCACGGGCTTTCGTATTTCTGGTGCTATGGATCGCAAGAAAGTCATAAACTATCCAATTCAAGGTAGTGCGTTTCATTGCTTATTATGGTGCCTAATCCGCATCAATAAACTATTACAAAAATATAAGATGAAGACAAAGCTTATTGGACAAATTCACGACAGTGTAATTGCTGATGTGCTACACCGTGAATTGAAAGACTATATTGAAATAGCCCATCAGGTTATGACAATTGATTTACGTAAACATTGGGGTTGGATTATTGTCCCTGTAGGTGTTGATGCAGAAGTTGCACCGATGGGCCGCAGCTGGTATGAAAAGGCGAAGTATAAGCCGTGAAATGCTAAAAAAGGAGAAACGCCATGGAACTGTATCGCAAATTCAGACCAACGAAATTACAAGATGTTTATGGACAACCACAAGCAATCAAAGCACTACAGGCCATGGTGATCAAGAAAAAAATACCCCATGTAATGATGTTTTCAGGTCATTCTGGATCAGGGAAAACTACAAGTGCCCGAATAATGCGGCGGCACATCAAATGTGGGATACCTGATTTTTCAGAAATGAACTGTGCCGATATTCGAGGCATCGATGCTGTCCGGGATATTCGCAAATCTATGCACTTGAAACCTATGAATGGTACGTCCAAGTTATGGCTGATTGATGAAGCCCACAGACTAACGGGTGGCGCCCAAGAAGCCATGCTCAAAATATTGGAAGATGTGCCATCTCATGTTTACTTCATTTTGTGTACTACCGATCCAAACAAGTTGACACGAACGGTACGTGACCGATGTTTCCCAGTCAAATTCAAACCGCTAAATGCATCTGCTATTGAACAATCACTTCTGTATATTGAAAAGCAGATTGAAACACGAATAGACAAAAAGGTTCAAGCCACAATTATCGAACAAGCTGACGGGTCTGCCCGCCGTGCCATCGAAATGTTGGAAGGTGTTGTACTCCTGGCCGACAAAAACGAACAACTAGAATGGTTGGAGGGTGCGGCTGAAGAACAACGACAAATTATAGACCTATGCCGTTTGTTGTTCAGCTTCAAAACGGATTGGAATAATACATCTGGGCTCTTAACAGCATTGGCATCATCTGATGCCGAATCTATTCGATGGGCTGTGATTGGATATGCCCGCGCCATCCTGCTAAAAAACAATCATCGAAAATTACAACAACGTGCTTGTCGTATTATTCAGACGTTTGAAGGTAATTTCTACGACAGCAAACATGCAGGATTAGCAATGGCCTGCTACCAAATCGTTGTTGAAGATTAGCAGATCGATAATATAGGTAGAAACAAAAACAGATGTATGGAGATAACTATAGTGAAGACAAGTGCTAAAAGAATTTTGAACCCAGATCCGACACAATTAGATCGGGAATGGGTATTGCAACCGAAGTTGCTACTTGAATTTGCTGATCAGTTAAGTACAAAGAGAAAAGAGCACGACAGACAAAAGGCTTTGAATGAAATAGCCGATGCCAAATTGTCATTGCGGGTACGTTCCAATCCAAGTAAATACAAACTCAAATCGGTAAACGAAACAGCAATCAAAAACGTGGTGTGTAGTCATCCGGCTTACGGAAAACGTGTGCTGTTACTAATCGATTTGCGGGAAGAGGTTGATCATCTATCCAATATGGTAACCGCCATCGAACACCGCAAACGCGCATTGGAAGGTTTGGTATCACTTCATGGTCAAAAGTATTTCAGCGTACCGCGTGCAGATGAAACAGGAACCAGACAGCTACAAGAGAATCGCACAAGACGTGTAAGTAGTCGCGTTAACAAGACCAAAAAAAGACGTGCTTGAAATGAATACAACAATCATAATCATTCTAGCTGTAGTGCCGTTTGTGTTACCTATCGTTGCATTTGGTATTATGAAATATGGCACGTTTGGATACATGAAAGGTAAAACACTAGCAAATAGATTAAAAACCGAATTCAACCCCGTGCGAAAGGACAAAAATGAAACGTAGAAAGACGCGATACAAACGTGGAATGGCTTCACATGGATCAAAACAAGCACAGAAGAGATCATCCGAATTGTACACCAGTCGTGCTCTAGCATTGCCGAAAAACGTGAGTATGATACAAATCAAAAGTGACGATCCCATACGTCTCGACATCTTGCCATACATGGTAGGTGCGGGCAATCCGTTTGCTGATCCAGGTGCGTTCTCTTTCGAGCGTACGTATTTCGTACACAAATCTGTTGGGCCAAACAATGACACCGTCGTATGCCCTGCAACAGGCCCTAAACCATATGGGCTATGCCCTATCTGCGAACAAGTAGCTGTATTACGCGAAGACGTTGATGCCGATGAAGATTTTATCAAATCACTAAAGCCGAAGCGCCGGCAAGTTTTCAACGTGATTGATACAAAAGACCGCAAACGCGGAGTGCAGATATTCGATATTTCCTACCATCTGTTCGGCAAGCTGCTGGAAGAGTATTTGGATGATGAGGAAACGCAAGACCAACTTGAAGGCTGGTGTGAATTTGAAGGAGGTAAAACTTTACGACTGGGTTTGAACGAAAAAACGTACAACCGCCAGAAATTCTTTGAAGTTAGTCGAATCAATTTTCTGGATCGCAAACGTGATTATAACCCAGACCGTATGCTGAAGCAAGTTGTGTGCCTTGACGACATCATCAAAGTGTTGCCGTACAAGGAAATCAAAGAGTTGTTTCTCCGAACGGGAGAATCAAAATCGGAAACTTCTAATACAAGGAGTAAGAAAGTGAAAGCAATTGAGAAAATGTCCGCCAAAGAACTCAAGAAGTTCATCTACATGAATGACTTGGACGTAGATCCGGATGAGTTTGATAAACTCGGGGATCTGCGTGAAGCCGTGATGGATGAGGTGAGTGAGGCTTCCGCCCCAAGCGCTAAGGCCAAGACAAAAGCCAAGACAAAGGCCAAGGGCAAGAAGGCTAAGAAAGAGGAAGAGGAATTCGAGGACGAAGAGTCCGAAGACGAGGATGAATTCGAGGACGAGGACGAAGAGTCTGAGGACGAAGATGAGTCCGAAGATGAGTCCGAAGATGAGTCCGAAGAGGAAGAGTTTGAAGAGGAGGAAGAGGAAGAGTTTGAAGAGGAGGAAGAGGAAGAGTCTGAAGGTGAGGAAGAGGAAGAGTTTGAAGAGGAAGAGGAAGAGGAAGAGTTTGAAGAGGAAGAGGAAGAGGAGCCAGCACCCAAGAAGAAGAAAAAGAGCACGAAGAAAAAAACCAAGAAGAAAGGCCGAAAGTAACAACTGAAAGTCTAACTCAGCCGAACGAATACGGAATGCTGGGCTGGGATGCGTAGTCCTAGTCCAGCATTCTTTTTGAGATAATTCTTATGCACCATAAAACTGAAAAACTCGTCAAGCAGTTTTTTGCCACAGACTATAACCGCGTTGGTCTCAAGTACGGACTTAGCACGGGCAGCACCATGTTGAATCTTGCATGTAGTGATAATCCAGCTTATGGATTTGTCAAAGGCGGATACTACCTTATCGTGGGGGATAGCAAAAGCGGTAAGACATGGTTGTCGTTATCGTGTATGGCTGAGGCTGCACACAATCCACGATTCGCCAAATACCGTTTCATCTATGATAATGGTGAAGGTGGAGCTATGATGAACTTGGAAAAGTTCTTCGGAAAGAAAATGGCTTCCCGTATAGAACCTCCAGAAATAGATAAACGAGGAAATGCTGTTCACTCATATTTTCTGGAGGATTTTTACTATCACGTGAATGATGCGTTACAACAAGGACAACCATTCATTTATGTGCAAGATAGTGCTGATGTGTTAACGAGCCACGCCGAGGAAAAGAAGTTCAATGAACAAAAGTTAGCACATCGAAAGGGCAAAACACCAGCAGGTAAAATGACCGATGGCAAAGCCGCTATCAACTCCCAAGATTTGCGCCGTCTACTAACTCCATTACGCAGAAACAGCAGCATCCTAATCATCATAAATCAGACACGCGCTAATTTAGGTTTTGGTTATGCGGAGAAAACACAGAGCGGGGGAAAGGCTCTGACATTTTATGCTGGCATAGTTATGTGGAGTAGTGTCAAAGGCAAAATCATCAAAGCGATAAAGGGTAAGCCAAGACAAATAGGCACTTACTGCGAAGTGCGAATACAAAAGAATCGAATCACGGGGAAAGACCGCAGAGTAATAGTACCCATATACTGGAGTTGTGGGATTGATGATATTGGTGCTTGTGTTGATTTTCTGGTGGATGAAAACCACTGGGTTCAACCTAAAGGCAGCAGTATCATTACGGCATCTGATTTGGGCCTTAAGGGAAAACGTGAATCTTTGATTCGAGCTATTGAGCGTAAAGGACTCGAGCGCGATGTGCGGGAGACCGTAGCAGAAGTGTGGGCTGAAATCGAAGCAGCTTGTGAAGTGAAGCGCAAACCTAGATATGAATAATTCAATGGGACGAATAGGTGTGCTATGAAACGTATTCCGCTCACACAAGGTCAATACGCACTTGTCGATGATAAAGTCTACGTGAAACTTTCCAGATACAAATGGTACGCGTTGTGGAGCAAGCGTACGCAGAGTTTCTATGCTGTACGCGGTATCCGCCTGACAAATGGCAAACTTACAATAGAAAGGATGCACAGACGAATATTAGGTTTGAAATATGGGGATAAACGTCAAGGTGACCATATCAATCACAACACACTGGATAATCGAAGGTTCAATATCAGGATTGTTACACACCAGGAAAACCAACACAATCGACGAAGCAAAGGATACTATAAACAGGGACGGAAGTATCATGCCCAGATCAGAATGGATGGCATGCAAATATATCTTGGAATGTTCGATACACGTGCCGAAGCTCGCGCGGCATATTTGAAGGCAAAACGAATCTATCATCCATCGGCACCTATCCCGAAAGATTGAAGGGGAAACCTCGATATGAATAATTCCGAAGCGGTCGAAACAGAAAGACATTGTGGTACATGCAAATTTTCATCCCCCCTTAAAACGGGCGAACATGCCGTACCAATAGGCAAAAAAGGACTGTTATGCAATTGGGTATATGAACACATCATTCCAAGTTCAATGAACACGTACTCCACATTCATGTTTGAAGATCAAGGTATTTGTTGTCCATGTTGGAAGGAAAAAACATGAACCCTTGGCTGCTCTTGGACGTAAATTTCCTGTGCCATCGCGTACGTTACTCTATGCCAGCTTTAACCTACGATGGCAAGGCGACCGGAATCATTTATGGCTTCCTTCAAACAGTCCAATACCTAGAAAAGCAATTTGAGAGCAACCGTGTAGTATTTTGTTTTGACTCACGATACAATCTTCGCAAGGATATGCTCCCAACATACAAAGCCAATCGCAAAGTAGAACCGGCGGACGAAACAAAGCAGATATTCATCAGAGATTTTCGTTTGCAAATGGCCAAGCTTCGCGTTAAATATTTGCACGGTGTCGGTTATACCAATATATTCGTTCAAACTGGATACGAAAGTGACGATATCTTAGCATCTATAGCTCAGCGCATCCCCAAAAAACAAACCGCTATTATCGTTACGGCCGACCATGATCTATTTCAGTGTATTCAGGGCAACATTTCTGTCTACAATCCAATCCAACGAAAGACTACGAATCTCCAAAGGTTTTACAAAACATACGGAATCAAACCCAACCAATGGCATGAGATGAAAGCCATTGCGGGATGTTCATCGGATAACATCAAAGGCGTTCCAGGTGTGGGTGAAAAAACGGCCATCAAATATCTCCGCAAAGAAAAAATCAGCGGGAGATTATATGAGCGCATAGAACAGTTCAAGCAAACAATTGATTACAAACTCAACTTAGCGTTAGTAACGCTACCGCTTGACGGTACAATGCGATTCAAATTGAAGCCTAATAAGTTCTCCAAACGTAAATGGGATAGGCTTGTGAACAAGCTTGGTATGTATTCTTTAGATCAGAATATACAAAGCCAAACGTAGTGTACACAAATTATCATTATGAAAGGAAACATCATGCCGAAAAGAGACAAAACAGGACCGCCAAGTGGTTCGCAAGGCCCGCGTGATGGCAGAGGCGGAGGTAAAGGCACTGCTAAGGGTAAAGGCACAGGCAAAAAAACAGGGGGTAAAAAGGGCAGTTAACAATGTCTAGGCCAACATTTCCCCGATGTGTCTGAAATCGATTAACCGGCCATCGGGGAAATGTAAAGGATGAAAAACCAATGAAGGAATCGACTAGATATAGGAGGCAAAAAGGCTATTGGTCCCCTAATCTACAACGTATCATGGAGGCAGCAGCAGCAAAAGTGTTGTACCGACTACGTGACTATCGTGGTTTTGTTACTAGGGATGATTTGGTGTCAGAGGCGTGGTTGGATAGTGGGAGATATGGTTGCCCAAAAACTGAGAAGAAGCAATATATATGGTGCATGTTACATATTTGTGCTGCCAAGAAGCGATTAGAAAAACGGAACAAACCGTTCAGTATATTACCGGCCCCTATATTTACATCATTGGATTTAGTGGATGAAAATAGTGATTGTTTTGTAGAACAGGCTCACGAAGAGGATGTGTTAGAAGCAGAGGATTGTTGGTATATGCTTATCTCTTGCTGTGATACAGATAGGGATTGTGATATATTACGCCATAGACTTATGGGTGAGACGATGCAGCAGATAGGTGATGTGTATGGGATATGTAGGGAGCGGGTGCGACAGATCTTATGCAAAATAAAAAAACAGTATGATGAGATAACAAAGGAAAGGATAGAGGAAGACTGGTGACTAAGAGAAAAGGGATGGGCAAACAAAAAGGCAATGCTTTTGAACGAAAAATCAGCAAGCAACTATCGCTCTGGTGGACTGCGGGAAAACACGACGATATATTTTGGCGAACGGATACATCTGGCGGCAGAGCAACGGTACGTAAAGGCAAGCGGACGTACGGCCAGCACGGAGACATCTGCGCACGACACGAAAGCGGAACGGCTTTAACCGAACTTTGTACAATCGAATGTAAGCACGGGTACGTGAAAGACAGCCTTGC